TCATCATAAGTAAAACCAGGTCTACTTGATGTTCTCCAAGCCAAGTTCTCAATTGAGAACATATATTTCTTGGCATAAAAATCACCCTTCTCATTTTTTACAATATTGGTTGACCCAGGATTTTTAAGTGGAGCAATATTCAAATTGTAAGTATTATCTAAAATAGAATAACTAAAACGTCTACCTGAAGTAGTTATACCATCAGTTTTTTGTAAGTCAGCGAAAGTGTAATAAGGTGTGTCTTTGGTAAAAACTCTACAATATTCAATACCCGCTTCGTTACCTGTTGTATTATCTTTATATGAAACCACTTGAGAACCTTTTGTCATCTCCTTGTAACCATCGTGGAATACCTTTGAAACTTGGTTCATCGCATTACCTACGTGTTTTAATCTTGAGATACCCGTAACATTATCCGCAGAATCAATTAATTTTTGAGTATTATCTAATATTGAACCTTTTTTATATTCAAGATTAGTTGATTCATTACTTTGATACTGAGAACTAATTTGATTAAAGTCATCATCTTTACTCCCACTACCCCCACCAGGTGTTGCTTTAAATCCAGCATTACTTTTGTATTTTGGTGAAGTCCATATAAATTGACCATCAATACCCCCACCATTTTCAGATGATATACCCGCTAAACCAAACTTAATATTATCAATATTACCTTCATATAATTGACCCAATTCAGAAGGACCATAAACAGGTGACGGATTTTGTTGACCAAATGAATTAATTGGTATTTGGTTAGCTGGACTTGTTATTTGTGAAGGTTCAGCATTACTACTACCTACGTAATAACTACTTGTTATGGTCCCATTAGGATTCACAACATTATTTACCACATTCACTAATCCCTGAATAACACCCAAGGCCCCTCCAAACTCATTATTGTAATTAGGTGAATATCTATTATAATGTAGGTTAGCGAATAATGCTGACCTTTGTCCATTACCTGTGTTAGCTAAAAATATTTGTGAGGGGTTTCTATTGATATTCAGTATCGGACCTAATAATCCACCCGTTAATTGATTAACCGTACTTAACGCATTAGAAGTTTGGTTTGATTGTAAACCATTGCTAGTATTCTCATCGTAATAGTCACCAGGTATTAATGATACGGGCCAATAAGACCCTGTTAATCTAGTTGCAAAGTCTAAGGCCGCAACAATTGAGTTTTCAGGTACCGTAATCCTCCAATTTCTATAGATTAATGGTTGTTGACCTGTAGCTATCAATGCAGCTTCAAAAGGGTCTTGTAACGTATTTAAATTTACAGCACCTACAGTACTTTGATAAATTTCTAAATTGATTCTATCTTCAAATAAATTTTGTAGTTGTGCTGCTCCTAATTGAGCAATATACGAATCTTGAGATAATGAACCGTCACTTCCCGTTGGGTTATCACTTGATAGTATTGAATACGGTGAGTAACTTGATGCGACAAAACTATTTACATATGGTAAATGTATCTGACCTGGGTTGATTGTATCAGTAACACCATAAACGTAGTTATATCCATTTTCAGGGGAATAATCATTTATAATATACGGTCCTGTTATATATAAACCATTTAATGTTATTAACTGACTTTGGTCAGGATTAGGATTATACGGTCCTTGATTTGAGTCAACAGGTAATGGTGGTCCATTAAAATCAATAGTTAAGTTGTACCCCCCATCAGGTCCATATTCATTAAGTGGATATAATTGGTCAGGGTATGTTTGATTTAAATTGTTTGGTGAATCAATAACATTACTATCACCCAACACAATTTCATAATTCAATGGACCTGTTGGTGGTGTGTAATTCCCCACAACAGTATATTGAGCTAAATTTTTAGCCATTAAAGTATTTCTAAACGTAGATGTTGACGCGAATGATAATGGACTTTCAGGCATTTTGTTTTTTTATTAATAAATAGACTATAATGTATTTTATGTTGTTGTTAGACCGTTAGTTGTATTAAGTTTTTTGATTTCAGAATTGATTGCTTGAACAACTTCAGTTCTACTAATTATTTCTATTACCTTATCTTTATCAACATTACTTGAATTAACATTTATGTCTAAAGTTATTTGTGAAATGTTTTTATTTTCACTAACATTTGTATTGGTTTTGTTTTCAGTGGTTGTTGTATTTAAATTATTTACCGCCAAATTGTTATTCGTACTCGTTGGTGGTGTGGTAGTAACAGTCTGAATTGGGGTTGCCGTAGGGGTTTCAGTTTTAGTTTCTGTAGATTTAGTACCAATATTTAAAGATTCATCCATTTTTTTTAGGATTTCTGTTATTTTGTAACCAACCGCTTCATTAACTTTTTCATCTAAATTTTTAAAACTTTCAGTAAATGATGTATTAAAATAATCACCAAATTTATTGATACTATCGCTTAAATTTTCAAAGTCAATCCCATTTTGACTTATTGAGCCACTTACTCCTTCATAAAGGTCGTTAAACTGATTTCTAATTGTTTTAACACTTAGAGCATCGGTATCAAACGCACCAGTCACTGCTTCAGTACCTTTCATTAATTTGGTTTGACCTTGACTAACGCCTCTCATACTCGCAATTGCATATGGAATTCTGTCTTCAAGCGTACTTAATGAGGCTTTCATTGCTGCCGTATAACCCAATTGTTCTTTTGTTAACTCTTCAAGAGTCTTAGGTTTTGCAGAATCCATTAAATCTTGCATTGCATCATCACCTCCTGACTTTAATCTTTCTATCGCTTCAGCGATTCCTAATTTGTCACCACCAAGTTGTATTTTATATTCACCACCCTCCATTTCGGCCATATTGGCAATCATAGTTTTTTGTTCTTCAGTAAACGTATCAGGGAAACTAATCTTAGACATTTTATCTTCAAGTTCCGCACTACCAATCGCCATTTTGGTTAAGTTAGATATATCCATACCCATAGCGTCAGCAATCTCCTTCATTTGTCTTTTGGCTCCTGGCATAATTTCAAATTGTCCCTTTTCATTCAATTCAACAAATTGTTTTGACATTTCCGCAATTTGATTTTGTAGTTCAGCAGGGTCATTCTGAGCTAAATCCATTAATCTAAGTGGGTCTAATAAATCAGATTGTGTTGCTCCTAATCTTTGCATTGCTGCGGCCATTTCAATTGCGGATTCAGGATTAAATGCTTTATCTAAAGTCGCACCAATCGCATTAACATTAATCCTTAAGTTAACCGCTTGTGCGGCCATTTTCGCTAATCCATCAACTCCTCCTTGAAATGTGTACTTATTTAATAAGTCCATATTATTTAAAACTTCCCCTGTCACTAAAGAACCGCTAACACCAATTTCTCTAGCGGTATTCAAAATCCCCTCAATTTGTTTTGATGAGTCGTAAACTGATATACCAACATTTTTAAATGATTCAACAATAGTTGACGATGATTGGTCCGACGCTTCGGCTGCGGCGTATAAATCTTTATATGAATCAGATGCTAATACCAAGTTTCTACCTAAAGTATTAGCAATATTATTTTGAGTATCTAATACGTCTTGGAAACTACCTCCTAACGCCTTAACACTCACAACGGCATCAGCCATTGCTTGTTTAATACCGACAATATTTTCTCTACCTTGACCAAAAGTTGCAATGACCTTACTTGCTTGTACATCAAGTTCTTCCATGACCGCAGTAATTCTACTTGGGTCAATATTTGATTTAAATACCTCACCAACGGAATCAAGAACTTCTTTAATCTTTTTTCCGAAGTCATCCATAAAACTTTCTGTTTCTTCCGCCATAGTTTTTTGTTTTATAATAAATAGTTAACCCCAAAAAATTTTACTCTTTTGGGGTACTATCTTCAACTAATTTGTTTATCAGGTATTTTCTCATATATGTCGGAATTTTTAGAAAATCCGAATATGAAATATGTAGGAGTTTTGCTAAATAATAAAATTCGTCAATTAAAATTTTATTATATTCAGAAGAAAGGACGAAAAAATTCCACCCCAAAGGCAATATCAAATATTACCTCTTCTCCTGACGGGGCGATTGTTCTTCTAGATAAATCTAATGAAGGTTGATTTTCTCTCATAAACGTTCTGATTTCTTTTGAATCAACAATAGGTAATGTTTCAACAAATTGTGAAATAAAATTTCTATCTTCATTCCCGTCAACTGAATGTATTAATTTATTTAATCTCCATGTTATCTTTGGAGCGATTCTACCTACAGGATATTGGTCCGCCATTCTTTCTAATTCTAAGGAATCGTGGAAAGTTAATGGTCTTAATTTAAGGGTGTTACCTGAACGTGGTAATATCATTGTGTATAAACCATCAGAATCGGGTTGAACTTTTGGTTGTCTAATTGTGATTTCATCTAAAATTTCAGTATGTTCAAAAACTTTATTTGTTTTAGGGTCAATTAATCTCATACCATATTCAGGTCCGAATGAAGTGTTTCTTAAATAAATAAGAATTGCTTCCACATCACCCTCAACCAATTCTTCAGGTCTTAAATCATGTTCATAAACTTTATTTCTTAATAATGTCATTATAATATTTTCTCTACCACTTTGAGATGAACCAATTAAATAGTTCTCATCAGATGCTGTCAAATACCCAACTTTGATAGATTTTTTCTTTGACTTATAAAAAATACCCCCACTAGGTAATGATACGATATCGTGTGGTAAATTAAAATTTTGTTGTCCCGCTTCAAAAACATTTTGTTCCATATTATTTACTTTTTATTTTAAATATAGTATGGAAGTATTTTTAATAAACAAAAAATCCACGCAATAACTATTACGTGGATTAATAAAATATATTTTTTTATTTTAGTATACCAATATACAACGGTCAGGTCTCAAAGTTGCCGTGATGTCAGCAATTGCGTCACTGTTATAAGCCAATGAACCAAAGTCAACATTCATTAACCAAGCACCTTCTAATATCCATTTCTCTACAACAACTCCTGTTGGGTCTAACATTTCCAAGTCAACATTTTTCTTATAACCAGCAGCATAACCCATACGACCTGTTACAGATTCTGCACATAAACGAACCCATTCCATTAAAGCTTGAGATGCTGAAGGACCAATAGGGTCTCTAAATTTAACACTTATCTCACCCCAAGTAAAACGACCAGCAACATATGTAGAAGTGTTTAAGAATTGAATCTCCGTAGAAGCTATCGTTAATTTAGGTCTTGATGCTGTTTCAACAAACCACTCGTTAATCCCCAAAGTAGAAGGAAATCTCAAAATAAACCTGTTCTGTCTCTTCGGTTCGTAAGGTATTGGCATTCTCATTAATAAATCAGCCATATCATTTTAATTTAATTTTCGTTTATTTTTTTATTATAAATATCACTTGAAAAATTTTTCTATTTACTTTCAGATTTTTTAAAATTATCATTCCAGTATAACAGTCATTTCTAGTTTTAATTATTATTTATTTTTACTTTTATATTAATAAATATATTAATAAGGTTTTTTAATTCCTCCATGCGTTGAAATTGTTTTAATAATGTTTTCTGGGTCATCCCCAAAATGTGATTTTACTTTTTCTAAATTCCTTAAATCATCGTCGGAGAATCCTATTTGTGGAACAAAGTTGTTGCTAATCTCATTTTTAAGGTAAGCCTTCTTGTTTAAGAATTTTGACATCCTTTTTACATAATTAACAAATTCTGTCAGTGCATCAATTTTACCTTGTTCAGGGTTAGTTGCGGAACCACTTCCATATGTTACAGGATAAAATTTACATAAATCAAGATATTCTTGAATCATTTCTTTTTTTGATAACGGTTCGTCACCCGCCAAATCTCTATACTTTTCTAAATTCTTAACTAGTTCATTTGAATCAATTCCTTTATGGTTACTAACAATGAAGTTGTACACCGCATTTTTAATAACTGAAGGGGTGTGTCCTCTAGCTGTAACAATAGAAAAAATTGACCCGTTATTAATTGCCTCAACAAAATCAGGCCAAGCTGGACCTAATTTAGCTAACATAGAATCAACTATAAAATTTTTATCGCCCTCTACGGTAAAATATCTAAAAGGATTTGATGCAAACCCCACTACAGTGTGACCATTATATTCAAAATCTTCTTTTTTATCTAACATACCTCTATAGTGTGCAAAATCTTCAGTACTCATTGGTACCTCCTCACCATCTTTATCTTTTAAAATAATTTTGGTTGGCATTTCTAAAATATTATCGTCCCAATCAAAAGCATAATACTTCATATCAGGAGTTCCCTCCTCATCAAAACCTTCAAAAATTTTTCTTTTTCTCATTTGTTTTCTTTTATATATAAATAAGCCGACACTTAAAAAAATGTCGGCTTATCTTATTTCTTATTTTAGATATTCTCAAACGAAGCCCCCGTTGGTGTTATATAGAATGTTATATCTATAAACTCTAACGATTTGGTTGGTTTGATGTAGATTTTACCTGTCATTTGGTTTCTATCTAAATCAGCCGCATCTGATGATACTGTTACACGGAAGTCGTAAAGACCTCTATCTCTTCTGATACCATCTAAGATTGGGTTCACCGCATTTAAGAAATCTTGTCTTACTTTTTGGTCGTTTTGTTCAAACAACAATCTTACTGAAACTGCTGAAATCAACTTACGAGCTTGTAGTAACAATCTTCTTACATTAATTCTATCTAATGCCGACTCTCTGATTTGAAGTGTTTTATTACCCCAAATAACTGTACCAACATCTGAGAAAGTTGCGATTGGGTTAATTCTACCTTTGTAAAGAGTATCTCTATCTTCTTGAGTTAACTTCTTACGAGCCTTAATTGAACTAACAATACCACGAGTGTAACCCGCCGCAGCGAACCAAGGGAATGCGATGTTATCTGTCAACGCTAAGTTTTTAGTTACCTCACCTGTTGGTGGTAAGTAGATTTGTGTATTATTAACAGTATCTCTAACCAAAATCCAAGGGTAATAAGTTGCCGTGTAGTTAGAATCTAAACCAGCCGTCTCCAAATTATCAACCGCTTCTTGAGGGTAAATTAAATCAGTAGGGTCACCTAACGAAGGTGTAAACATATTGTAATCAGGTGTTGTTGTGATGTAAACTGAATCCGCTCTATCAAACTCAATCATCTCAATAGCACTTCCAACCAAATCAGAATTATTCACATAGTCAATTCCTGGTGTTACAAATACATTTATATTAACCGCTTCAGGATTAGAGAAAGTTTGGATACCTAATAAGTAAGCGTAGTAGTCAGTATTTGCATAATCAACATTATTATCACCAACTGTTATTTGTTTGAATGCTCCCCATCCTGTTGCCGTAGGGTATTTAAGTGTTGGACAAGAACCCTTCAAGTATCCACTTCTACCTAAAACAAATCTATCACCATTAGTTCTGTATTCTCTATATATATCCCATCCATCAAAACCACCTTGAGCTAATAATGTGAATTTTCTAGCAAATAATCTGTAATATGGATTAGATTCATTATCAGGGTCCGATGTAAATTCTGCGTCACCACAAATAAACGCTGGTGTACCACTTGTTACAAATGTATTTGGTATTGTAATACCGCTAGCATTTTTATCCATATGGAAACCTCTCGTCATATAAGCCCAATCAGCTCCTGTTACAGCGTCACATATATTATTTGGTAATTGTTTACCTTTGTATGAATAAATGTCAGAATCAATACCAATAGTATCAGAAATACCTAAGTAAGTTCTTCTAATATTATCACCAGGACTTGTAGTTACCGCATTTGCACCTGTGGATAAACCAAATGGTGGGTCAAACACCACTTCACCAGGATAGTCGTATTTATTTTTAATTAAACTAAATGGTGAACGAGCCCCCGCATATTCTCTTGTAGAGAAACCTTTAAACCCACAAGGTAAAGCATCAATCGGGGCGTCCTCATTAAGTTCTACCATAACATATTTAGAGTTCAATTGGTACTCACCATCAGACGTTCCTATTTTTTTAGCTATATAATTGTTGTCACTTGGGTTCATATTACAATTAGTGAATTTTTCAATTACAACAGGATTATTATCAGTATCAAAATAATCTCTAATCAATACATCAAATGTTCCATTATTAAATGAGATGTTAGCTATTGAAATTTTAACCTCAGTGTTAGCAGAGTCCCCATCAGAAATAGTTGTAAATTTAAATAAATCATAAACTTTAGAACCTCTCAATTCAGACACAACCCAAGGAGATGTCGGTGATTGATATTTTTCTAAATAGAACGCTATTGATGTTGGGTCAACACCTTGTCTAGCATCAGGTAATGAAACCAATTCACAATTTAAACCTCTAATATATCCTTTTCTATAAGCGTAAACTAATAGATTAGGGAAGTTTTCCTCAACAAATACAGGTACTGAATCTTTATCTTTACCAAAGTTAGATTTACCAAATACTTTAGTTAAGTACTTTGAATCAGATGTTGACAATGAAGTTTCAAAGAATAGAGTTTCACCATCAATTTTAGTTACATTTAAACCAAATGTTGAGAATGGGTTTTTAGTAACTCCAGAATAACCTCCTGTACAAACCATTTCAACATCAGTCAAACCTGAAACTTCATAAACCGCTCCATTGTCATTAGAACCATAAGTTGCTAGCCCTCTTGAACGCATCGTCGCAATAACTAAATCATCATAATCAGTGTAAGCAGTTCCTGAATAAACATATATTCTACCAACTAAAGTACCCGTGTAACAATTAACAGGTGCCGCAGTTGTTGTTGTAGTTGTTGTTGTAGGTACAGGTGTAACACAAGGATTAGTTGTTGTTGTAGTTGTTGTAGGTGCTATTGTTGTAGTTGTTGTTACAGGTATTAAAGTTAAATCAGTAACAATTGACCAAAACGAATAACCTGTATATGCTCCTGAACCAACATTATCAAATAATGCGTAATACCAAGAATCATTTTGAGGTGCCGTATAATCAGCGGTTAATGAATCAACACCGTCAACATCAAATACATTAGTTTCACCTGTAAATGCAGTTAAACCTGAATAATCTGAATAAGGTATTGTACCATAATAATTAATAGAACTCAACTCAGTTGATGGTTCATTTAAAATGTTAAATATTTGAAGTTTAATGTCAGCATCTAAAGTTGATGTTGAGTTATCAAAATTCTCATATGGTAAATTTAATTTTACTAATATCTCATCAGGAATTTGAGTTGGGTCTAAGAATGTTATAGTGTCTGTACTATTAGTACAACCTGAGAAATCAATTGCAAAATCAATTGTTTTATAATCAACACATTCTGTAACACAATCAATAGTTGTAGCACTTTCACAAAAGAAATCAACTGTTGATTTATCAACATTTGCCTTAGTTAATATTGACCAAGAAGGTCCCGCATCATACCCCGATAATCCTAACACTCTTGTAACGAATAATTGGTTAGATTGTTGTAAATAAGATTTAGCAATGTAAGATGCTTCATATTTCGGTATTTGTGTGTTAACAAATTTTTCAGGTGATGTTCCACCGAAATAGGTTGTAAACTCATCAAAATTAGTGATAAAAATAGGTTCAAAAGCTGGACCTTTTAAAGTTTCACCTACAACACCTAATGTAGTAACACCAACACTTTGAGCTACAAAACTCAAATCAACCTCGGATGTATAAACCCCAGGTGATACGAATACTTTACTGTTTGTCGCCATTATTTTTTTGGTTTTTTATTTATTTATTTTTATTTTATTGATAAATATTCTGAAAAAAACCAAAGTACTTTACTTTGTGGCAAGTATTTATAAATTAGGTAGAATAAATTCTGCCTTTTTTCTACTATGGAAAATGAAGGTAAAGAGATAAAGAATTTAAAGATTTCAAAAGAGGCTCATGACACTCTAAAAAAGTATTGTGAGAAACGAGGGATTAAAATTTATAGATTTATTGAGAAACTTATAATGGAAAAATGTAAGGAGTCTAAAGATATCTACGGTGAAAATTAAAGTAATTTATTATTAAACTCTATCGTCGCTTCTTTTGTGTCATCATTTTTAGTTATCTCAATTCGTAACCTATCGTTAGTGTTAATTTGTATTAAACTTAAATCACTACCATAATAATCGTCATTAATATAAACATCAAAAGATTCAACATTTGAAATATTTCCGATGTTAATATCAACGGTGTAATTGAATAACTCACTCAATACATTATTACCAACCACAAATAATGCAACCGTTGATAAATTGTCAGGATTTGAATTTTCCTTTTTTCTTTTCTTACTTTTATTTTGTTCCAACTCTAAGACTTGTAACACTCTTGACACTGCGGGAGAAACTTCAAATTCGTCTTCATCAATTAAAAATCCTAACATTGTGAATTCGTAACTTTGGACATAATATTTTCTTTTCTCAATGTCATTTACAGATTCGTCGGTTATTCCGTTCATTATTATAGGAATATAATGACCTTTAATATTAGTATAAGCCTGTCTTGAGGCAAATTTCTCAATAACAATTTGATTAAATTTATTTAACTCCCTCATTCTGTTACAAACTATTTTGACTTGGAATGTTATATCAACGGGAACAGGTTGAGGTATTTTATATATGTCAAGTCCGTTTCTTTGTCCATCCCAAGTTGGTACCTGAGCGTAAAAAAATTGTTTTCTATTTGGTATATTATAAACGGTTGATGGGTTAGTCCCGTATTTAACTTCGGGTACTCTAACTACAGTAATAAAAGGGGGTTCCACATTTTTGTCAATGTTTTGAATATCCCAAGTTTGTGCGAATTGAGCCCAATTTTGAGTTGTAATTAAAATATCTATCATTGGTATTACTTTTCCAGTGACGACAGTTTTTAAATCGTTCTTAACAAACTCTAACATACCACCATCTAAATCTGCATGAAGAATTGATTTAGGAAGGTAAGTACCATCTCTATTAATTTTATCTACTAACTCTTGTCTTCTCGGTAAAAGAGTTTTTTGTTCAGTTAGTGGAATGTCTTTTTTTATTTTTTTTGGTAAAGCCATTTAATTATAATCCGTTAAATTCATTTGGTCCAACAGGAGACGCAATAATAGTTTTATAAAATGGTTTATAACCACCATATGTGTGTTTGTTGTCAGAAACAACACGACCATCATTATTAACCGTGTAATATCTAACTCGTGTTTCAGTTTCGTAATAAGCTATATAATCACCAAATTCAATATCAATACCTAATTCATCCAAATGTGATTGATAAACCGATACTCTAATATTACCAGGTTCAAATTGTTCTATTTTAGAATTACCCACATTTTTATTTTCAGGAGCCATAACCTGTACAAATGCTTTAAATTCTATAGGAGGTAAAAATTTGATACCATCACTAACAGTCTCACCATACACATCATCTGTGACAGTTTTTTTACGGTCAATTCTATATAATACCAATGTAAAATTCATATCTCCGTGTAACCATTCTTCACCCATAGAGATATCCAAATTAAAATCTTCAGCACCAAAGAATTTACCTAATCTTGTTATTGGAACTTTATTTTCTGACATATTGATAAATATCCTAATTATGATTATTATTTATAATTAAACTTTAGTTTTGGAAAATAACGAAATAAAAAGTAATTTTGAAGTTGTTGAAAGAAAGGCTCTTAATATATTGGAAGAATATCAAGGGTCAAATAACTTTTTGATAAATTTAAAGAATAAGTTCTTAACGAATAAGAGCTTTGTTCCTACACGCTCACAATCAGATTATATTATAAACTATTCAGGTGTTAATCCTAAAGTCGCCAAAAAATGGGTTGACCTTGACCCTTATTTTGCTAAAAAAATATCTGATGAAAAACTATATACAACCATACCTGAAAAAATATGGGTTGAGAAATTATTGGTTGAGAAAGACAAGGCTTATCATATTTGGGGTAAGGTGTTTGAATCTGAACAACTTCATGACTTTTGGTTACCTAAAAGTGCCATAATAAAAACTCACACCACTGAAAAAGTTGAGATTGATTATTCTAAATACGAACATAGACCCCCATTATCACATCAGAAAGAATCTATTGAGAAATTGGTAGGTACTAAAAGATTTATCTTAGCGGATGATATGGGATTAGGTAAGACCACATCAACAATTATTGCCGCTTTAGAAACAGGAGCAAAAAGAGTTTTGATTATATGTCCTGCATCGTTAAAAATAAATTGGCAAAGAGAAATTGCAAACTATACTGACAGAAGTGTTTATATTGCTGAAGGTAAAAACTTTTCATTAGAACATGATTTCCTGATAATTAATTATGATATACTAAAGAACTTCCACGAATTAAAATCAAAAGAAGAAACATTAATATCTCAATTTAATCCTGAACTAATCATCATTGATGAGGCTCACTACATTCAAAATGGTCAGGCTCAAAGGACCAAACTTGTAAATAATTTTGCATCAAAAACAAAATATCTTTGGTTGTTAACGGGAACACCAATGACATCACGACCAATGAATTATTATAATTTATTAAACTTAATTGAAAGTCCCGTTGCTCAGAATTGGATGGCTTACGCAATTAGATATTGTCAGGGGTATCAATTTAATGCAGGTAAAAGAAAAGTATGGAATACATCAGGAGCATCCAACTTAGAGGAATTAAGGGATAGAACATCAAGACAATTTTTAAGGAGATTAAAAACTGATGTGTTAGATTTACCTGACAAGATAATCACACCAGTATATCTAAGACTCAAATCAAAAAACTACGAAGGTTTAATGGGTGAGTATTATAATTGGTATGAAAATAAAAAAGAAGAATCTTCATCATTAACGATTCAATTTAGTAAGTTGATGAAGGTTAGACAAGTAATTGCCGAAGAAAAAATAAATACCACAATAGAATTAGCTCAAAGTATTATTGACCAAGATAAAAAGGTCATCATATTTACAAACTTTACAGACACACTACAAAAAATTTATCAACACTTTGGTAAACAAGCGGTTTATTTAGATGGGTCATGTAGTAAACCTCATCGCCAAAATGCCGTTGACCAATTCCAAGAGAACGATAAAATCAAAGTATTTGTTGGGAACCTTAAAGCCGCGGGTGTCGGAATTACTCTCACCGCTGGTGAGGCATGTATTATGAATGACTTATCATTTGTTCCATCAGACCACCAACAAGCAGAGGACCGAGCTTATAGATTCGGTCAAAAGAATAGTGTGTCAATTTATTATCCTATATTTGAAAACTCTATTGAGGGAGCAATATATGATATTTTATCAAATAAGAAAAATGTGATTGATACCGTAATGGGAGATAATATTGATAAGAGTGATGTTGTACAAGAAATAATGAATCGTATACATTCTAAGTGATATTTTGAGGTTTCGGCTTATTTATAGTAATATATTAAGAATATGAAATCGTTAGAAGAAAAAGCAAAATTGCTTACTGAAGATATTAAAAAACAATCCGCTAAAAGAACACTTATTAGTGAAGCGAAAAAAATTGGGATTGAGAAATTGCCGTACGCCTATTCAGCTTTAAAAAATTTCATTGATGCTGAAACAATGGATTTCCATTACAATAAACACTATAAAGGATATGTTAAAAAATTAAATGACGCATTATCCAAAAAAGAATATGGTGATGTGGAACTTGAGGATATTATTAAGAAAATCAGTAAGTACAACAAAACAATTAGAAATAATGCTGGTGGAGCATTTAATCACGCTTTGTTTTGGAAAATGTTATCACCTAAAGAACAACAATGTGATGGACCGATACTTAAAAAAATAAATCAGTCATTTGGCAGTTTTAAAGAATTTAAATCTAAATTTGAGGATATATCTAAAAATAGATTTGGTTCAGGATGGGCTTGGTTAGTCTTAACTAAAAGAGGTACATTAAAAATCATTTCAACACCAAACCAAGATAATCCATTGATGAATATTATTAAAAATGGAGGTTACCCTCTATTAGGTTTGGATTTATGGGAGCATGCATATTATTTAAAATACCAAAATAAAAGAGATGAATATATCCGTAACTTTTGGAAATGTGTGAATTGGAAATTTGTTAACGAACTGTTGAAGATGAAAACTCAAACTAAAATTAATGAGAATATTAAAATGAAATATATCATTACTGAGGGTGTTTCCGATAGGTGTAAGAGGTCCGATGTTGTTAAATACAAAGACATATTTAACACCAACAAGTATGTTAAAAAGATTTACCGATATGGGATTGAAAAAATATTATCAGATGTATTTCCTGACAACTACTATAAAAAAGATGAGTATGGTGTTGACCAAATGAATGGTATCTATGATTTAGAAAAACCTGGTAGGTCTGTATTAAATAAAATTAATACAAACTACGAGGTGTTCTGTGTTTTAATAAATGACATTAACAAAGTATTAACAAAATTAAACAGACCAACAATATCATTTGATGGTAAGTCAGTTAAACAACAAATAGACGAATCTAAAAAACTTATTGAGGTTGTTAATGAATTTAAATTTAGAATTTTTACAATTTCATCTCCGACATTTGAAAACATAATGGCAACATTAGGTAGTACCAACAAAATTGGTGATGCTACTGAAGAGATGGTTGTTACCAAACTTAAAGAAATCTATGGTGAAGATAATGTAGAAAAAGTGGGAGAACTTGGTAGTTTGGAAGATGCTGTCGGTGGAATTGATTGTAGAGTTAAAATTGATAATAACATTTTCACTGCACAAGTAAAACCATATAAAACATTTGACCTATCAAATGGGGAATATACAATGAATGATACTGGTCAAATAAAACAATATACAACTGATTGGTTAATTTTTGCAAGTACTAGTGGTAAAATTATGATTTTTGATAATAAAAATGTCAAAATAACTAATGGTAAATATGTTATACCTGACAATAACTTAATAAAGGATATTTATTAATATGAAATTCATAATGTCTGAAAGTCAGTACAACCGTATTTTTGAATCTGATGGTGAAGTCGTAACAAATGCGGACACCCGTGATTATTTATCTAAACTATGTAAAACGTCAAGAAACATTAACAGTCCATCGTGTAGATTAAAATCATTGAGGGATACTTTAGACGACAAACTTAAAAAATCATTAAATGATTCTATAAGGTCAATACACAAATTTTTTGGTCATAAAAATGTTGGGTTACTACCTAAGATTTTAGAGTTATCATTACAATATGAAGATAGAACTATTAGCATACTAAAAACCATTGCAAAATTTATAGATGGTAATGAAGTGGAAAATGTACCTTTAAAAAGAAAACTTAAACAAATAAGTAGAGAGGGTATTATACCTGATGATTTAGAGGAAATACTTAAAAATGTTCGTCAGACCGAATATACCCAATACGAAAACAGTTTTGTTGGTGAATATTTTGACCCTAAACGAACTGGGTTAAGTTTAAATTATAAATGTGGTGAAGAAAGTACCGATAAATTTATTGATATTATAGATAAACTTAAACAAACTTCCGATGAGAATGAATTCACCGAACTACTAGAAGATATTAAATCTTGTATAGTTGAATCTTTAGAATCATCTAACCCAACTAAAATTGATGTTGTTTCTAAAAAACCTTTATATGTTATTGATGATAATGGTAATGAAGAAATCCTTTTTAGTGCGGGGTCAAAGTTTGAGATAAAAATGATGGATACTAACATTGATAGTTATTTGTCCGAATTCTTTTCTATTTTTAAACAAAGCGATTTATCATCTTTTAAACCAACTCATTTAGGAATATATAACCACACCATAGACGCTATATTCAAGTGGGTTGAAAAGTTACCAATTGCTGAAACTTTCCTTGATAACTTGTCAGGTAATATGGACGGTTTAATATATGATGATTATACTATTATACCGTCAAAATACATTCAATTCTATTGGTCTAATTTAGGTCAAAGAGGGTGTAATGAAAAAAGATTATCAATTAGATTTAGAATTAATCCTGACCTTAGAGGTACCTCAATCCCCGCTTATGTATTTGACAGAGAATCTGATGTTTTAAAAAAAATTATTTTAAACATCCCTAAAAAAGATACCGACAAAATAATTTGTAGATAAAAGAGTATCGTCTAGATATTTATATATAAAAAAATATATATGTCAGTTATCCCAGAACCAGAAAGAAGTTCCCTATACAAAAAAGTTAGACATTTGTTGGGAGCCCCATTACGTTCAGTTGAATTAGAGGACGAACAAATGGACACATTATTAGAGTTCTCTATAGGGGAATACTCACAATATGTTCAAGATTGGCTAATTGAATCTCAATGGACTTCATTATATAATCTTAATTTAGATACTCAATCTTTATCCCGAGCATTTATTACTAAGAGTTTGGATTATGAAACGAGGTACACATACGCTTATTCTAAAATAGTTGGATTACAAGCTGGTGGTGATTGGGAATTAAAAAAAGACTACATTCAGTTACAAGCGAATCAACAAATGTATGAAATTCCCGCTAATAGGGAAATCAATGAACTACTATGGTTTACACCTTCAGAATTAAATAATTTACTATTTGACCCTTGGACATTTGGAGCCCTTGGTGGAGCTGGACTTGGTGGACCTGCGGGTTATTCACAAATGGGTTATTCGGGTTCATATTTTATGATGCCAGCATTTGATATGTTATTGAGAATGCAAGAAATTAATATACAAAGAAGAATTATCGCTGGTGACCTAACTTACACTATTACGGCATTACCTGATGGTAAAAAGTCAATTAATTTAATGAATACTCCAGGTGGTAAATTTGACTTCGGTAACGCAACATTAATGAGAGGTAAAGTGTGGTATCATTATTATGACACAACACAAGGTGGTAGAGATAAATGTCTTAAAGATAATCCTGATATTATCAAATTACCTTCAGATGTCCCTTTTGAAAACATGAGTTGGACTGAACTTAATAACCCTGCACAACAATGGGTTAGACGTTGGTTTATTGCATATTGTAAAGAAACACTTTCAAGAGTAAGAGGTAAATATAGCGGTAACTTAAAAACACCCGATTCTGAATTAACAATGGATTATCAATCATTGTCAACTGAAGCCAAAGATGAAAAAACAAAGTTAATTGAGGAATTAATTGGGGCCGAAGGAAGACTAACAAGATTGAAACCTGAAAAGGTTATGGAACGTGAGGCATTATTAGCTGAGAACTTAAATAAACAATTAAAGTTCAGAGCAATGCCAAGACAAATATATGTGATATAAAATGAAAACGTTAATAAATAAAAAAAGAATTGGTGATAAATTTTATATGACCGAAACAGTTATTGATGATAGGTCACCTAAAAATAATGAAATTAAAGTTATTTCAAACACTGATTATAGAACCAAAGGAGAAAGTATTTTGGTTGTTAGAGAGGTTAACTCATCAAGAGTTATGTTGGATTCATCTACAACTAAACATATAAAGATAAAAGCATTAACAAAAGTTTTTATAATACCCATGATTGGTAAAATTGATGAAGAATATGATGAAATTTTTATTGATAAAGGGGCATGTGTTGAGTTATTATCAATCAATAACATATGGTATATATTATCTAGTGATGGGTTAAAACAAGAATAAAATAAAAGGGACTTTTGGTCCCTTTTTTATTATACATACTCTTCGTACCCTTCACTAGCTAACTCGTAGATATAATCAGGCTGAATTCCTACCTTACCCCAAAATTCCATTTCTTGTTCAGTTATTGTTAACAAATCCTCAATGGTATCTTGGTCTTGTTCATTAAATGGTTTACCATTAATTAATTCACATTGTTCAGTTGTAAAGAAACCTCTATCTTCTGGGTCAGTAACTAATAACCCATCTCTAACCTCATCTTTAAAGACAATAAGTAAGGGTTCTATTCGTTTGTTGAATGTCGCAATCGCTCTTGGTACATTATACTCACCTGTCATATTTGGGTCCGATTCAATATCAGAACTTTCTAACATATAACAATTAATCTGTATCATAGCATCCATTGTCTCTAAAAGTTCTTTACCTGTTTGGTTACGGTATATGTCTTTGTGAGCGTCTTTCCATCCCGTTTTTGGTTTACCCACTTTTTGGACATCCCCTTGAGAAGCCTTTGTACCATTATTTACATAATAAATAACATCACCAAGATTCACATTTAATTTATGTTGAATCGCCAACTCCATATGTGCCATGCGTGACATAGCACCGCCTGACTTAGTTTTTTGGTTTGCTCTTTTATTATAATCATCCAAACTCAATTTAACTTTAGCTCGTTGAGCGATTTTCATAAGTGGAATCTCCTGATTAAATATTTTAGTCAGGTATTCATAATACCACTCAACAAAACCTTTACCATCACCCTCAAGTAAAAGTCTAACCGCTTTATCCAAATACTCCTCAATATAAAGAGGTAGTTTCTTAGATTTAATTGTGTTACCTGTTAATTTAATTTTACCCTTATGTTCTAAGGTTGCATAATTCTTTCTTGCCAAGTTGATACAAGATTTCCAGGTACCGTCACAGTCAAGTCCCATTGCACCTCTCATAAACAAATCATTAAACTCAGCAACATCAGCATCGTAACCTGTATATTCTTTACCCTCTTTAACTAACCAATTTAGTCCTTTACCAATATACTTTCTATCATCAACACCACCTTCAGGTAATGAGAAGTTCATACCATCCGTATCACACACTAGTGGGGTGTAACCTCGTTTCATAAAGAATCTTAACATCTGACGAAGATATTGTCTTCCCGTACAAGTAATCTGTTCACCTTTGTGCATGTCACCCCAAGCAAATACTTGTGGAGCGGATAACGCACCGAATAGGGAGTTGATAAAGATTTTAATCGGTAATTGTTTTCGGTCAAACTTAAGTGAGGTTTTCTTATCCTTACTTTCCCACTCCTTAGCCAAGTTTTTATACATAATACGAGAGTTACGGAAGTAAGCTAACATTCCTTTCATCGCCCCCATAACGTCACATTCAGGGAACACATCATGAACCAACTGAATAGATGGATATAGTGAAGAGTAGTCAAGTTTTAATACATCCTTAGAATAACCTGTTTTTAATAATCGTGATAAACCACCAACAAACGCACCTTTTTCTTGTTTTTGGGGGATTGCTAATTTGTGTTTGTATGACCACGCTAACATAATCATTTTCCATAAAGTTGCGGTACCCATTGTTGAAACTCGTTCATATGTTGTTGGTACTAAGGATGCTAATAGAAACGTTCCTTGGTTAAATTCCTCATCCACCAATAACGTTTCCTCAAGGTCATCGTCAAGATAACGCTCAACTAAATCATCACCTGTTGTTTTAATATAAACCTTATTATACTTTTCACAGATAGCATCAACCTTTGGGTCAACACCAACTTTTCTATAGTTACCATTCTCAATGTTTAACCAAAACTCTTCTTTCTTAGCATAGAATGGACCGATATCTAAGTGGTCAATATATACACGGTCTTTAGCCTCAGCATCAATATACTTGGTAATATACTTCAAACCTGCGGACTTAATACTTGAGTTAATTGCTTGTGCTCTACGAACCGCGTGAATGATATCAACAACATTATAACCCCACATACCAACTTGGTTATATCTTTCCACCTCATTTGCTAATTTTAAAAGGTTTTCAGACTGTTTTATGGTTGCTTTAGGGTTTAGGGTATGACAAATTTTTTTAATGTCTATATTCAACATTTTACATCTTTCAAATATCCAATACCAGTCAAAGTTTGCGGAGTTGTACCCACCGATAATAGTTGGTTTAACCTCATCAATTATTCTAAAGAACTCAACTAAACCTCTACGTTCTTCATCTTCGTTTGAACATTCAATAACTCTTTGTAATCCTTTATTTGTTTTAACCCCAATCATGAAAATACGACCGTCTTTTGGTTCTAAAGAGGTCGTCTCAAGGTCAAATACAAACCTCGTGATATCATTATATTCGTCAAACCCTTTGAATAATCTTTTTTCTTTTGAGATGAGGTATTGTTCAACAGGGGGTAATACAGATATTCTATCTTTGGTTCTTTCACCCCATGGGTCAACACCACCATCACGAAAAAACTGAATTAAGGAACGGTATCCTTTTAATGATTTAACCATAAATTTTAAACCATTTTCTAATTGTTCATTAGATGTACCATCCTCATGAGTTGTTCTTAACTTCTCAATCATAATACCATGTTTGGACATACCTTCTTTTTGAAGAGCCTTAGATGATTGATAGAAATTTAAACCACGTAAATCACCAACCCACGCAAATGCAGTGAATGTGTCTTTTTGGATTAACTTACCTTTAATGGGGTCTTCTTTGATTTTGTAGATGGAGTCCGACACATAATCGTACTCAATAGCAACTATAAATTGCTCGGGGTCATTACCTTCTAGGAAGGTTTTGATTTCTTCTTCGTTTATCATACACTTATAGTTTTAAATGGTTCATTTGCTGCCGTTACAAACGACATTTACCTTACATCAATAAGTATATTAGTAAATTTGTTTTTTGTCAAATAAAAAAAGAGGGTTTTTGTGACCCCCTTTTTTTTTATCTTAAAAAATAATTTAACTTGCCACATCTGTAATTAACAGTGTATCAGTTGAGTCGTAATATGATAGTCTAAGTTGAGCATCACTTCTTAAAAATATAGTACAATTATAGTTAGCATATACGTGAGTTGATAAACTAAGATTTACAGAATTTAAACCAAATTTAACTTCGTTTAATTGGAAATCATTACCTATTATATTAAAGTAAAAATTGTCAGCAATATTATTATTATAAAAATATTCACCAATATTATTATTATAAAAATAATTACCTATTTTATTACCTTGACTAACACTACCACCAAAACCAAAATCATTATTAATGAGATTAGAATAGAAATAATTTCTAATTTCATTATATGAGAAGTTATTAGCGATATTATTAGCATAGAAATCATTACCTATCTCATTATATTGAAAATTACCAGAAATAACATTAATATAAAAACTATCCCCTATTCTATTTTTAGAGAAATTGTATGTACCAATAGTTAAATTGGTTCCAATAGTATTAGTTTCAAAAACTTGACCAATATTATTTTCGTAGAATAGTGAATATACCGTATTACCATTATATCCGTTACCAATTAAATTACGATTATAAGTTGAGTAACTTTCATTATTATTATACCCATTACCAATATCATTATTATAGAAATCGTTATAGATTTTATTATTATTAAATTGGTTTCCTATTTCATTATTTTGAAAATCTCCATTAGTCCAAACATTATTGTTAAAGTCGTTCCCAATATTATTTCTATAAAAAGAACCACCAATTAGAATATTAAAATCAAAATCACTACCAATTCTATTATTATTAAAATTAGAGGTGATATAGTTGTTATTAAAATTTTCCCCAATTATATTACCGTCAAAATCATCATTCGTTGAGTTGTTATAAAAACTATCACCTATTTGATTATTATCACAATCGTCATTAAATGTGTTATTATAAGAACCGTTACCAATGGTGTTGTTTCTAAATGAACCTATTAAGAATACATTATTTGCAAGTAAAAAATCCCCAGTTCCAAATTTTAAATGTAAATTAGAATAGTTACCAATATAGTTATTAACCGCTCCACCATCATCAATAGCATCACCAAATGTTGTGTATTCAAAAACTTGGTCTTGTCTTACATTAGGTTGGTAATAACTCATTATACCATCATCATTTCCATAATAATAAGGTGAGTCAGTAGTTTCATTTATTGTTACACCTGATATAATTGCGATAGAATCACTCTCAACTGATATAATTTCGAAAAATGAAGGATTTAAATTTCGTACTGAAACAATTGACCCCGTTGAGAAATTTGAAAAAAATGTGGTACCTGTATTACCATATAACACGCCTGTTGTTCCTGTTAAACCACTTATCCCAACAAGACCACTTAATGGGTTATTTTCGTTATATGAATACCCATCATATCTTTTAAATAAAATACTTCTGTTATCATAATCAGTTCTATTATTAAAGTTATCAATTCTTTCAGTAATTCTACCTTTTGCAGGACTACTCGTGATTTCAGTGGTATTCCAAGTTATGTCGTATGTTATTTTATCATTAGTGTATAATGTAGAATATACAGTAGGTGAAAATTCTGTTGTGGATACCGCCAATAATAAAATTGGTTCTGTTGTTCCTGTTTTATAGTTACCCGTTGTAATAGGGGTTTTAGTGTTATCATAGTTTGGTTGGTCGTAACACGTTTGGAAGTCAGTCATTAAGTAATAACTTCCAGCGGTTAGTGTTCCACCTGTGGCGAATGAATATAACTCATCGTAAGTTCCTTCGTTATAGTTTGAATTAGTGAATGCTGAATAGGGTATATGGTAAGTATCGCCACTTAATTCTACGGGAAATAATGTATCCCTTGTTACTCCCGAAAGATATGTTAGTTGTCCAATTGTTTTACCAGTTAGTGTCATAGTTTTTTTATTTTATAAATTTTATATAGAATATTAAAATTCTAAGTATTCGTTATTTCCAATTATTATATACACACCACCCTCAGTTATTATAGGGTTAATTAATACATCAACAGGTGGTGTTTGAGTTGGAGTTAAGGTCGGAGTTGGTGTTGGTGTATTAGTCGGTGTAGAAGATGGTGTTGGTGTATTAGTCGGTGTAGAAGATGGTGTATGAGTTGTTGTTGTGGTAGTTGTTACGGGAATATGTGTTGTTGTTGTTGTTGTTACAGGATTGTATGTTGTTGTTGTTGTTGTTACAGGTGGACATGGGGGACACGTCGGGCAAGGTGTTGTAGTTGTAGTTGTAGTATAAGGTCCGTTAACACAACAAGGAAATTCGGAAACATAACAACTTTCATAAGGTAATTCGTCACTTATAAAAGACTCTTGTACATTTATAAATAAATTTTCTCTTATTGGTAAAATTAAAACACCATCATCATTACGTAACATGAATTGTCCTTCATAACGTCCTACTCTATTTGTGTCTTTATTTGTGAATTGGTAATAGATGTAATATTCAGGTTCCGCATTAGGGTCTTCAAAAAGTTTTTCAACAAACCCCGCAGGTCTACTACTTATTTTTGGAACCCCTGTCTCAACATCAACCATAGAAAAGAATATTGTGGACAACTCTATGGTATTCATAAAGTTATTATAATCACTTCTACCGTCCTTAACTACTTGTAATTTTAATACTGGTAATGTTGCGTTTTTTTTAATAAAAAACTCCATCTATTATTTTTTACTATAAATACTTTATAATATAAAATAATTAACTTTCCTTTCTTAATTCACGCGAATAATGGTCAAACCTGTTATGTTCAGTTGGTGTCATTAATAATAAACCACCACTAATTCTACCTTTCTTAGTCTCTTGGAATATGTGACTCATCCAAGTTTGTTCATATGGGTGTGCCCAAGTTGTTTCTAAAAACATTTTTCTATTACCTTCTTTTGAAACTACTTGTGGCCAATTACAGTAATAAACATCACCTGTAACATATGGTACACCTTCATAACTTCTAACACTAGTATATTTCGCCTTAGGTGCGTTTTCTGAAGTACCTAATTCAGGTAATTTTTGATTGTCAGGCCAATACTCTTCTCTAACAGTTTGTGGTACGTTATACCAACTCCATTGTACACTATTATCACCAAAGAATTCACTAAAATTTAACTTAAGGAAATCAAATTTTTCTTTCTGTATTATTGAAAGGGATTTAATAAATAAATTAGGTGCAAATCTATTAAACCCATTTCTACATACCTCACCTTTATTTGGGTAAAAGAACATATCATCCTCAAAAAAATACATATAATCCATACCTGACTTCTCAAAGTGTTCCGCAACCCATTGTCTTCCACCACATATTCCTAAATTATCTTTTTTTATGTGTTCAAATCCATAATTAGAACATATTTCAGAATATATTGGGGTTGTCGTAAAATCCGTTGAGTTATCTAAAAGAATTTTACGTGGTTTTTTAATAAAATCTTCATCATATACCAACATAGATTCTATTAAAGTTTTGAGTTGGTTTGG